ATTGATTGAAACGAAACTCTTGAATCATAGCAGTACCAACACGACCATCAGCTAATGGAGTAGGGCTGTCTTCTGGACCTTGTGGCAAGTATGAACTTGGAACACGTAGACCACGTGCTAATCTGTTGTTGAAGTAACGCAAGTCATCAATCTGACCTAAGTTATCACCACCAGGTAATGTAGTAACATCTGAACCACGACCGTCAGCAGTAACAGGGAAGAAGTAATCTTCGTTGATACTTAATGGGTTGTATGTTGCATCCATAACAGACTGTCCACCACCAATAGATGGGATGCGTCTTTGATGAATCTCGTTCTTAATACGGTCAACGAAAGCCATAGCCATATGTGATGGCATGTTACCTACGTCAATCTTGAATACTCTGCGCTCAGGAGCACGTTGAATACGATAGATTAGAATCGCATCTTCTAACAATTCTTTTTGCTTGTATACTTTGAAAATGTTTTCTAAGATAGATTGTCCGAAAGGCCAGTATCTGTCTAGTCCTTCAGTCAAACTCAAATGAACCACGTGCTTTGCATCGACTGCTGCTTCGTTAAGACCCATATTGAATCTACCACCTGAGTTACCACCGCCTGCATTAGGTACGCTATAGCTAGCAGTACTACCCATGCCACCTGGGCCTTGCGGAGTCATAAAGTCAGTTGTTGTTTTCTCTGCAATACTCAAGTTTTGCAAGTTTACGTTAATGTCTTTGATAACGTACTGTTCAGGTAGCTTACCTTCTGATTCGTTAACAATAACTTTGACTACTTTAGTCATGTCAATCCAGTATAACTTGAAGTTTTCTGGGTCTCTGACGAACATCTGGTCGCCAAATTTCAATGTGTTACGGAAGACTTTGAAGATTCTAGTATCAAATTCATTCAACTTACACCACTGTTGTAGTTGCTTTTTGATTAGTTCTACTTCATGGGGAGTTGGATCTTCTCTGAAAGTAATCTCAAAAGGTGTATCGTTTTGTTCGTTTTTCTGAGTACTAAACTCAGCGATAATGTCTAAACATGCGTTGATTTCAGCATCAACGTCCATCATTTCGTACTGATTATAACGTTCAATACGGTTGGGGTGTCCTGTGTAGACTTCAGGAAGACGAGAACCATAGTTCTTGTATCCAAAGTCTGTATTGTTGTATCCTTGTGCAGGATCTGTCGGTCCGTTCCAAGCTCCACGGTTGCTATTAGCACCAGAGATTGGACTGCTTGTACCGGTTAAATTGGGAGCGCGGAAACGTTTCTTATAAGACATAGTGTTATATTTATCAGTTAAGCCTTAGCATACGTTAATAAGTTCTTTAACGTATCATTAGCCGACTCTAGTTGATTAATCATATCTTCAAACTTACCAGTTAACATTTCAGCTAATAATTCCATACCACCAGTATCACCGCTAGATGATTCAGATTTTGTAATTACTTTATCTAAATCAGCATCTTTGCCTGCACCAAGTGCTTCTTTCTTAACTGATTCGGTGAATTCTTCTAAGTTGGGCATAGGGATAACAGCTTCATTACCATGAAGCATAACTGGGTACCCGGTTGACGGTCCGTCAAAGATGCCGCCATCACGTGCGCCATACTGAATGTGAGGAGGGTCACCGTCTAGTGGCTTGAATCCATATTTCTCTAATGCACCCGATGATAACAATGATTTCACTTGGTCACTGTTAATATCAAGTGCTTTACCTACGTTATGTAAACTCTTACCAGGGGCAGCTTTTGGATTGTTACCTGAGTTTACATTAGCCTGTTCTTCTGGGGTTCTAAATGCACTATTAACCTGAAGTTGCTTACCAGTAGAATCAAAATATTCTTTAGCCATAGCAACGAATGCATTTGCTACGTTAGGATCCAAACTCTCAAAGTGTGCTTTGTCTCCGGTTCCGCCAGTGAACTTAATGATATCTTCAAGTTTAGCAGTACCCAATGTTTCTTCACGTGACTTAACGCTAGGCATTGCCTTTGTTTCGCCGTATCCACTAGCTTGACCAGGCGCATACTTAGCTATGTAACCAGGAGATCCTGCAACTGGACCTTGTGCGCCAGCGCCTGCACCACCTTCGAACCCAGTTAACTGTTTTTCTCTTTCAACTAGCTTTTGTTTTTCATCTAAAATCTTCTTTTCTAAGATTGCTAACTTATCTTTCTCAACCAACTGTACTTTTTGAGCATCAATTGTACCGTCTTGTTTAGTGATTTGTTTCTTGAGTTCTTCTAATCGTTTAACTTCTGCTTCATAGATTGCAGCAGCACCTGCGTCACCGGTTTCTTCACCGGTTTCTGCATTTTTATAATAGAAATTATCTTTAGCACCCTTCTTAGCAGCATCAATCGCCGCTTGTAGAGTTTTACCGCTAGCATCTTGTGTATATTTCGATACATCTCTTTGTAATTCTGCTTTTTGTCTTTCAGACTCAGCTAGTGCATTCTTAGCAACGTTAACGTCACCTTGATAGTCCATCTTGTCTTTAAACTGGTCGGCATAGTTAGTTTTGTTACGGAAAATAGTAGCGTTGACCCAGTCAACCATCTTTGCTACAGTCTTTGCAAAGGTTAACATAATCTCATTCAGTTTCTGGAACATGCCTACAGTTACGTTACCCACTGCCATTAATGCATTATCCGCAGCAATACGCATTGCACGATTGCGCTGTTCAATATCAATGTTTTCGTTTAATCGTTTGCCACCATCAGCCATGGTTTTATTCAAGTTACCTTGAATATCTTCACGCTTCTTGCCTTCAAGTTCCATCGACTTGGTCATCATCTGACTTGAGCCCATGAAGCTATTAGCTCCTTGACCCATAACCATCATTGATGGGCCCAAGCGATCCATGTTATCTCTTACGCCCTTAGCAGTTCTAGATAATAGTTGTTCGTTATCGGCTCTGCCTTTTATAACATCTTCGAATGCCTTACCACTAGCTCCCATCGTAGCTTGGAATCCACGGGCACTAGCTTCACCTACAATAGCGCCTTTGTTAGCAACTTGTTCCATCAAGTCGCCGGCTGCTTCTTTACCAAACGTAGCTTCGAATGCTGCCATGCCGTTCTTGGCACGCATCATGGCTTCATCGCCTTCTTCTAACTGAATTCTACGTAAGGTCATTGCCCAACGAGCATCTTGTTGCTGTTGGTCTAATAATTTCTGTGCTTCATCACGTTGTAAACCGGTTAGTTCACCTAACTCACGCAATGAAATCATATACTTGACTGATTCACCGCGCAACTGTTCAGTTGACTTACCTTGTGCTAGTCCTAATCTAGTTTGCTGTGCTACATAACTTGCTGTAGAATCACGCATTTCGTCAGCACCGTATCCGATGCGACCCATTGCAATCTCAGTTTGATTGCCTACGCCAAGCATTCCCTGAACAACGTCTAGTAATTTGTTTTTACCAGATGTTACACTGCCACCAAAACTTGATAGTTCAGGTGTGATGCCTTTAAGCATCTTACCAAACTTTTCGTATTCTTCAGTGGTTAATCCTACTTTGTTTAAGTCAGTTTGTAACTGTTCTAAGCTACCTGACACTGAACCCATATCCGAGAGTTCTCGGTATGACTTCATTAGTTGGTCATTTTGTTTTAAACTTGCGGCAGCTAGTCCACCGAATATTTTGATGATGCCGCCTACGACAGCACCAAACACACCTAACTTACTTGCTAGGTTACCTATAGCATCTGTAGTTCCACTAACTGCTGTACCGTACTTGGCTGTTCCTTCGCCGCCACTAGCCATTGACTTAGTGAAGTCAACTGCTGTATGTCCTAACTGAGATGCAAAGTCTTTTAGTGCAGCTTTGACTTTTTCTTTACTAGAATCAGTCTCTGCGGCTGCGGCATTCTGTGCGTCAGCATAGGGCCCAAATGAGCGACTTCCGTTATTAACTGCGGAAGCAAGGTCCGCAAGACTTTGTTGCAACTTGCGAAATTCTTCATCGGTAAATTTATTATCTGACATGTTTTGGTGCTATAAATAGAAAAAGGTACTAATCTATTTAGTACCAAAAACTTATCCAAATTTAGGAACATTATGAATAAAGAAAACCCGCTAAAACAGTACTTCCGTAGACCTGCATTGTATCTTACATTGCCTAGCAAAGGTGCAGGGTACCCTCAGGGGGCAATTGAATTCCCTGAAAACGGAGAGTTACCAGTATATCCCATGACTGCAATCGATGAAATCACTAGCCGTACCCCGGACGCACTATATAACGGTGTAGCAGTAGTAGAAATTATCAAAAGTTGCATCCCTGCAATCAAAATGCCATGGGAAGTACTAAGCACTGACTTGGATCCTATCTTAGTTGCTATCAAAATTGCAACGAATGGTCAGGCCATGGAAGTAGAAACTACATGCCCTGCATGTACTGAATCTACTAAGTATGACATTAACTTAACTGGATTATTGGCTAGTTTCAGACCAGGTGACTATACACAGCTACTAGAAGTTAACGAATTGAAAATCAAGTTCAAACCTCTTTCATACAAAGAAGTCAATGAATCTAGTGGGCAGCAGTTTGAGATTCAACGTTCATTGAATCAACTAGACAGCATCCCAGAACTAGAAGCACGTAATCTAAAAACGGCTGAGATTTTGAAGGTAATCAATGAGCTAGCTATCAATATCCTTATTGAAGCAATTGAATACATCAAGACTCCGGATAGCACTGTATTTGAAAAAGAGTTCATCAAAGACTTCCTAGTGAATTGTGACAAAGCTACACACAATAAAATCAAAGAAGCACATATTGCATTGCGCAAAACGGCTGAAATCAAACCGTTAGAGATAAAGTGTGTTCATTGCAGTAATGAATACAAGCAAGACTTCAATATCAACATCACTGATTTTTTCGAATAAGGCTTCTTCTCCTTGGCTCCGAGGAGATTAAGCAGATGATTGAAGACATGGAGAAGGACTGCGACTCCATTAAGAGCGGGGCATTAAAGATGTCCTGGTATATGAGAGGCGGAGCTTCCTATGAGGATATACTTAACATGAGTATATCCGAACGCCAAGCCATAACTAAAATCATTGAAGAAAACTTAGAGACTACTAAGAACTCTAAATTGCCGTTCTTCTAATCAACGGCTCTAATCCCATAACAAGTCATTTATACTAACTTAGGGTTAAACTATTCTTATCTTTAAAGATGAGCTTGCGCTCATCTACCTACTCTAATACTTCGCTTCGCTCAGTATCAGATTCGGTAATCGTTTTCTATTCAATTTAAT